TAATTAAAGCACCATCTATCTTGCCTTTGTCATATAACATAGCAAGATTATCTATTAATACTTTTGTTTTACCTGTACCCATTTCCATAAAATAAGCATAAGTTTCCTTATTCCATGATTTTTCTAACGCAGTTAATTGATGAGCGTAAGGTTTTGTTTTAAATTTATAATTCATAAATATTTACTTCTTTCTGTATTGACTTCTATATAATCGATGCTATATCTTTTGTCAATGTCAGAAAGTATAGAGTATGAAAAAATTATGAAGACACATACGCCTGTCGTATATGTTATTCAACATATTCCTGGAACACAAGCAGGCAATCCCAAAATTAATATTATGGGTGCGTCTCAATACGGACAGTTTAAATTTTTGTTACCAGAATTTTCTCAAATGATTTTTTCTCCAGGTCCACTTATTTATAAGTTAAGACAAGGTTTAAAAGATTATCATGTAAAAGATTATTTACTACTTACAGGCGATCCTGCAATCATTGGTGTTGCATGTTCTATCGTATCTGATATTACTCACGGTAAATACAATGTATTAAAGTGGGATAAGCAAGAAAGAAAATACTATCCAATAGAAATAAACTTATATGAAAGAGGAGAAATAGATGACAATTAATTTTGAAGAAGACCAACAAGATGCAATGAAAAAAACTGAAAACATTCAGTCCCTTGCAGATCAAGTTGAGAGATTAGAGGGTGTACTTAAAAGAATAGAGTTAAGTGAAAATAATTTAAAAGAACTTAAAAAAGAACATCAAAGAATATCGGGAGAGGTTATTCCTACTATGATGTCTGAAATGGGTCTTGCAGAATTAAAACTTCATGATGGATCACATTTAAAAGTTTCAACGTCTTATCGTGCTTCTATTACAGAGGCAAACAAAGAGATGGCGTTTAACTGGCTTCGGGACAATGGATTAGGTGATATTATTAAGAACGAGATCTTGGTATCATTTGGTCGTAACGAGGATAACAAGGCTGCAGATTATGCTGCACTTGCGAAGGGTCAAGGGTTCCAACCGACACAAAAGATGAAGGTAGAACCCATGACCTTGAAAGCGCTAGTCCGTGAGCGTATTGAGGCGGGGAAACCTATGCCAACGGAAATCTTTGGGGTATTCTCAGAGAATAAAACCACAATAAAAAGGAACAAATAATCATGAACCAAGTAACAGAGAAAAAAGAAGGAGCGTTAGCAGTCAACTTGTTTGAAGCTGATGCAAATCAAGGTGCTCAAAATATAGCGCAAGAAGATCTTGCGTTACCTTTCCTAAAAATTTTGGGACAACTATCTCCAGAGGTTAACAAAAGAGATGGTAAATATGTCGAGGGCGCTGAACCCGGCAAAATTATAAACACGGTTACTAATCAACTCTTCGATGAGGTCAACGTTGTGCCATGTCATTATAAAAGACAGTACATCGAATGGCAAGATCGTGGACAAAGCACTGGTGCACCTGTAGCAATACATGATGCAGATAGTGATATAATTAGTCAAACCACTAGGGACAAATCATATAAAGATAGATTACCAAACGGTAACTATCTTGATAATACTGCGAATCACTTTGTGTTGCAGCTAGGTGATACCCCACAATCTGCTTTGATTTCTATGAAATCTACTCAACTAAAAGTAAGTAGAAAATGGAATTCAATGATGATGGGTTTAAAGATGCAGGGTAAAAATGGTTTGTTTACACCGCCAACTTACAGCCACATTTATAAACTAAAGACTGTTCAAATGTCTAATGACAAAGGAACATGGTTTGGTTGGGATGTAGAAAAAGTTGGTCCTGTCACAAATAAAGGTATCTATGAAATGGCTAAAAGTTTTGCCATTAGTGTAGGTAAGGGTGAGGTTGAAGCAAAACATAGCTCCGAAGAACCTACTAAACAAGGCTCTTCAAACTACTAGAATCCTAGGTAGTGGGCGGTTAAGCTAGCGTGGATCCGCCCACTTAAAAAAGCTATGGAAAATATTAGAAAGTTTATAGAAATATTTGAAGGATTAAATCGAGCTCATGGTGTCACTATTGTTGGCGAATCAAATGGTAATGGATCTAAAGTAAAAGGTAAATCTTTTGTTAAAAGAGAAATTATAACCGACGAACATTGGTCAAATCATTTACTTGGCTCACAGAGTTTAGGTGTTATCCCAATTAATGATGATAACAAATGTAAATGGGGTTGTATAGATATAGACTCTTATGCAGGATTTGATCACGCAAAATTAATTAAAAAAATAAACGAACTTAGTTTACCACTGTTAGTATTTAGATCTAAATCAGGTGGTGCTCATGTATTTATATTTACAGATAATTATGTATCAGCTGGTTTAATGCAAGATAAATTAAATGAAATTAGATCTGTATTAGGTTATGGAGGATCCGAAGTTTTTCCTAAACAAAGAGAATTAAAATCCAAAGATGATACAGGAAATTTTTTAAATTTACCATATTTTAATGGGGATAATACAGTAAGATATTGCTTTAATAATAATGCTGAGTCCGTTAATCTTCTAAACTTTTTTGAGTTGTATGAAACAACAAAAATTACCGAACAACAATTATCAGAATTAAAAATAAAAAGACCTGAAACACCTTATTCAGATGGACCACCATGTATAGAACTAATGATGCAAAACAGAGTGGGTGAAGGAGGTAGAAATAATGCCTTATTTCATTACGGTGTATATGCAAAATCTAAATGGCCAGAAAATTGGAAGTCTAAGTTAGTAATATTTAATGAAGGTGCAATGGAGCAACCATTGTCAGACACTGAAGTAAATATAATTACTAAGCAACACGATAAAAAAGATTGGGGTTATAAGTGTAATGATCAACCAATGTGTAGTTTATGTGATAAAAAATTATGTAAAACTAGAAAGTTTGGTATTGGTCAAGAAATAATGTTTCCTAGTTTAACTGATTTACAAGTTGTTAATTTGGAAGAACCTTATTATTACATGAATGTCGATGGAGATAGACTATATCTAGACTCAGCAAAACATTTAACTAATCAAGCCTTGTTTCAAGAAGAATGTGTCAAGCAGCTTAGATTTAATCCACCAACACTTAAGACAAATGAGTGGAAACAAAAGACAAATATTCTTTTAGAAGGTGCTGAGATAACAGAGCCTGCTGAGGGAACAGGGACCAAGGACATATTAAAAAATTACTTAGAAGACTACTGTTTAAATAGAGTCAAAAAGGATGACTTTGAAGATCTTAAAAACGGTGGGACATATACAAAAGATGAATATCATTACTTTGTATTCGACAATTTTTTTCATCAATATCTTACTCGTAGACATTGGAAAGTGCAGTATCAAAGAACATCACAAATGTTAAAAGATTACTTACATTGTTTTACCAAAAGGGTCGGTAAGACTAAGCTTTCTGTTTTTGTGGTAGCTAGATTTGATAAAAAAATACAAACATATAAACAAAAAACTTTTAACAAGGATAACTACTAATGAGAAAGATAATCTACGGACCACCAGGTACAGGTAAAACATACTATTTAATGAATGAACTAGAGAAAATTTTAGAAAAGGTTGAACCAAGTAAGATAGGATATTTTACTTTTTCTAGAAATGGTGCTCAAGAAGGTAAAAATAGAGCTATGGATAAGTTTAATTTAACGGAGAAAGATTTACCTTACTTTAGAACTCTACACTCATTTTGTTTTAACATACTAGGTTTAAAAAAAGAAAACGTAATGCAAGAAAAAGATTACAAAGATCTAGGTAGAGATCTTCAGATAGAGTTCGAAGGCGTTAGGTATGACCATGATCATGAAGGTATACTACACTCTAAAGATCCATACATATCTTTGATTAGTTTAGCTAGAAACAAAAGAATATCTCCATTAGATCTCTATAATCAAAATGGTTACAGCTATAATCTTACTTATGATAAACTAGATATAATTAACAAAGAACTACATCAATATAAAAAACAAAAAGGATTAATTGACTATATTGATATGTTAGAAAAATTTTTAGACAAGGGAGAGAGTCCAAAGTTTGAAGTTATATTTGTAGATGAGGCACAAGATTTAAGTTTGATACAATGGGATATAGTTAAAAAATTAGAAAAAAGTTCTAAACGATCTATTATTGCAGGCGACGATGACCAAGCTATTTATAAATGGAATGGTGCAGATGCTGAAAGTTTTATTAATTTAGAAGGAGAAAAAGTTATATTGCAGCAATCCTATAGGGTTCCTAAAAATATATTTAATGTAGCAAACAATATTATTAAAAAAGTTAAGAATAGGGTGGAAAAGAATTGGATACCTAAAGAAGATTTAGGAAAAGTTAATTATCATTGGGAGATAGATAAGGTAGATCTATCTAAAGGAGAATGGTTAATATTAGCTAGAACAAATTTATTCTTAGAAAAAATAGCCTACTACTTAGATCAAAATGGCTTTTACTTTCAACGTAGAAACTCAACTCCTAGAGTTCAAAACATATATTCTTTGATTGAAAATTGGAATAAATTAAAGGAAGGAACTCCTATACATTATAATGATTATAAAAAGATAACCAATAAGATGAGTAAGAATGTTGATTTAAAGTTAATGAAGCACATGTCAAAAGAAAATTTTTACGACATAGATACGTTAAAAGAAAAATATGGTTTAAAAACAGATGATGAATGGTATATTGCTTTTGATGATTTAGGAGATGATGAGATTAGAAAAATACAGAAATTAATAAAAAATGGAGAAGATTTGTCAAAAGATCCTAGGATTAAAATATCAACTATTCATGGGGTAAAAGGTAATGAAAGAGATAATGTAATTTTATTAACTGATTTAAGTAATGCAGCATACTACAAATATTTAGATAATCCTGATGATGAACATAGATTGTTTTATGTAGGGGTTACTAGAGCTAAAAAAGAATTAAATATAATTTATGCAAAAACAGAAAGGGGTTATGACATCTAAAGATATATTCAATAAATCGTTTCCACAAGATAAGCAAATCGGAGGATCCCACTACAAAAATTTTACCATACAGCCCTATGAATTTATTTCAAAAAATGATTTATCTTTCTTTCAAGGATGTGTTGTGAAATATGTTTGTCGTTATTTAAACAAAAACGGTATACAAGACTTAGAAAAAATAATACACTATTGTGAATTAGAAATTAAAAAATTGAAAGATGGAAAGAAAACTAAAAGTTCTTGATTTATTTTCAGGCATAGGGGGATTTGCTTTGGGCTTAGACTCTACTGGATTTTTTGAAACTGTAAAATTTGTTGAGATGGACAAATATTGTCAGAAAGTTTTACAAAAAAACTTTCCTAACATACCAATCGAGGAGGATATAAAAAATGTCAAAGGAAAAGAATACGAAGCAGATGTCATTACTGGAGGATTTCCCTGCCAACCCTTCAGCGTTGCAGGAAAACAAAAAGGAACAAACGATAACCGCTATCTCTGGCCAGAAATGCTTAGACTCATTAGGGAGGTCAAACCCGAATTCGTTATTGGGGAGAATGTGCAAGGACTTATTAACCTCCAAAACGGCGTGGTACTCAGACAGGTGCAAGACCAGTTGGAAAGTGAAGGTTTCGAAGTCCAATGTTTCCTTATTCCAGCTTCAGGCATCGGTGCTTGGCACCAAAGGAATAGAGTCTGGATTGTGGGCTACTCCAAACACAATGGATTACTTGCCGCCGAGAAGCGCAACAGGGACAAAAAAATTAATGGAGGGGCACAGGAAGGGCAGAACCAAACCATCGAATCTAAGAGAACAAGTAGATCCAGAAACGATGAGGATGTATCCAACTCCACGATCCTCGGGACAGGAGGATGCAGAGACTCTAATCAAGAGGAAGGGAGAGAAAGCTGCAGCTCAACACAATCTGACGGCAAACGTTCAAATGTTTCCTACACCATCAGCGAGTTGTCAGTTGGATGTAGTAGCACCACCAGAGACAGTGAAAAAGAATTCATCAGGTTGGAGTGTAACGAGGGTTGGCACTGGAACCAAGTTCGGAGCGAAGTTGAACGATGTAGTGAACAAGATCTACAACACAGACAAGAATCAAATACCAACACCCACGGCTCACGACTCAAAAAATGTGACGTTCCCAATCAGTCAGAAGGGGAAGTCAACAGTAGTGGGCAACATGTTAAAGAACGAAATACCAAAACCTGGTGGCAAATTGAATCCGACCTTTGTGGAGTTCCTAATGGGATTTCCAGAGAATTGGACAAAGATAGAGCAAGCAGAATCAAAAGTCTCGGAAACGCAATCGTCCCACAAATGGCAAGAATCTTCGGACTCGCAATCAAGAAAGTTTTATCCGACTCCTAGAGCAAACGAACCTGGTAGAACTACAAAAGGTTATGGTAGAGGTCTAGCAGAATTGATGGAAGGTAAAGAACAAAGGGAACCAAAAAAATTTTATCGGACTCCGACTGCAATGGACAAGGGTGATAATAGTTTTAAGTATGCAGCCAAAATATTAAAAGGTAAATTAAATAGATCTCAGTCTAAGCAACCGGTACAGAAAACATTATCTATGGATGTGGCCATGGAGCATCTAAAAAACAATCAACATTTAATAGATACTTATGATGAAAAATTTAAGATGAGACCACACCTACCACCTAAAGAATCGTTTCTAAAATATTTAAGAGAGAATCTGGACAAGAAAAAATTAGTTGAAGATAATATAATTAAGAAGACAACTATTGATCATTGGTTAAGATCGGATCATTGCTTTGCATATCCCACTGTCCAATACTGGAACTTAATTAAACCTTACTTAAAAGAAATTAAGTTTGATTATCAAATGACCTTTGAAATAGAGAGTGATTGGGAATAATTCAATCAAGAGGTGTAACTTTTTTAAAAAAAGACTTGCATAGTTATCTCAGTATTTTATGTTTTTAACGGTTGACAATAACGTCAATTATAACAACTAACCATGAGGTTAATATGAAAAATAAAATAAAAATTAGTGAAGCTTTTTTAAGAAATTGTGAAGGCTTTATGTTTGAAGAAGTACTATTAGATAAAATAGATACTTTTTTAAAACCCGACCATAAGTTTGGCATGACTTTAAGAGGCTTAACTCAAGTATCGCCAAGAGATTTTACGGCAGTGTTAGGAGATGGTTCTCCTGTATTTACTAAAGCTGAAGTAAATAAAGTTATTAAGTTGCTTGGTTACTTTGAACTCACTTTGAAAAATATGGTATGTCATAATTATGATGGTAGAGGTGAATTGTGTGAAGGTCATAATAATTTAGATTATGAAAATGATATACCTTACGCTTCTCCGGAAATTGAAGCTGAAGCGACAAAAGTTTTTG